TTGTGCCAAGACCTTTGGCGACACCAGGGGTGGATAGGGCGAGGATAAGCGTTAGTGCCATGAGTTTTTTAATCAACTCTCTCTACTTCTGTTGGCGGCCCCCACAAGTGCCAAGACTCTGCACGTGTGCAGACTTGGGTGTACTCGATCAGGCCTGTGGTCAAGTCTGTGAAGATTTGAACCATGGTTAGTTTGTTTCTAGACCTTAGGACGGTGTAGCCCCATGTGGGAATCATGGTCGGTTGGCCATCATTTTAAGCCATAGCCAGCATGAGACCCAGCCCATTATAAAACTGTAGATAAATTGGGTGTCGGTCATGCCCAGCCCCTAACCATGTCCATACCTTTTTGGGTGATGCCACACACAATGCCCTGAGAGCCACTTGTAAGCGCTCTACGGATGCCTAAGTCTTGGATTAGTCCAATGGTGCGCAAGTCACTGCAGCGCTTCCAGTAGCCCTTTATTTCGTGGCCAGCCAACGCTGATCGAGCGCCTGCTTCTTCATCGGTTAGGCCCAAAGTTGCGTAGTAATACTGTTCTAGCAATAACGCTCGATGGGTTCCCACCCGTATCGGGCTAATTTGCCGTGATGTTTCGGGGTCTGTAGCCCGGAATAGTGGTAGGTCGGTGTATGTCATGTTTCCTCTGACTTTCTGCTATTTGAGTAGCGGTGGTTACTTTACACAATTTAGAAAGTCGGTGGTGGATACCCAATGGAAACAAAGTACCCACCACCTAGCCCCAGCACTGCTCAAACAGTGTCTGGGAATCCTATTTAAGCGCTCTGAATTGTTGCTCGAAGTGCTCTGGCGTTTGGTTAGCTAACTCAATATGCAGCCAATTAGGCGAGCCTTGATACGAGCCTGCGTTGTCTGTGGCCGTAAAGATTTTGACACCAGCCTTGCCTTCGCCTCGACTACAGCGGTAGCCAGCGCCGTACTCGCCATAGGCGTACCAGTGCATTTCGCATAGTCCTAGGGCTTTGCTGTTGGCTAGAAACCAGTCCCAGATAATACGTGCCTGGGCTTCGTCTTTGTATTTAAGATCAGCTGCATAGCCGGTGGCGTGTACAGATAGTCCTGCATTGTTGCGCATTGGGCGGTTGGCGTATGTGCCTAGTGAGGTCATGCCCCAGCGCGCTTTGCACAGCTCTACAAGTTTGGCGGTGACGGGCTGTGTGCCTTTGCCATCCCATGATGGGTAGTACGGGTACGGTCTAACGGTCATGGTGCTGGTGGGTCTTTAGGTCGGTCTTTGAGGCCATTCCCTGCTAATACCCCCAAGAGCCCCCCAGTAAGGGTGGCGAGCATTGGTGAAAGTACAGACCATGCCGCATCATCATTAGGGGAGACTTCGAGCGGTTGGGTTACAAACAAAAGGCCGTAAAGCAATGCCAAGATGGAAGCAAGAAAGGCAAGTGTTAAACCGATGGCTACGACAAAAATAAGTCGTGCTTTTATTTCTTCGTTTGTGTGTCTGTTGTCTGGTTTCATACGCACTTCCCTCCAGTGCCATAGGCAGGTGCAATGGTTGTTTTGACTGTTTCGGTTACTCCGCGTAGGGCTTTGTTTTTGGTTGGTGGGCAGTTGAGGCGTTCACGATCTGCGCAAGCGGTCAGCGATGCACAAATCACCAATAGAATCAAGGCTTTTTGCATTAGTTGTTGTATCCGTAAACGCTAACTGTTCCTGTGTATGTTGCAGCGTTTCCTGAGGCAAGGATTTTGAATCCTGTTGCGCTGTATGACTCTGTTTGTACGCCAGCATGAGAGTAAAGGTTTCCGCTGTAACTTGCTTCGACTTTGTATCCTGTTTCGGCTGTTGAAAACGGACGATAAAAAGTCATGGTGGCGTAAATACCAGCAGTTGATTGTCCAGCAATTCTCCAACCATCTGTCCCGGTTGTGCCTGAGTCTGTGCTCAGAACGCTTCCGCTTGTCGCAACTAAGCCTCCTCGGTTGTAGTTAGTTGTCTTTGCTGTGGTGCCGTTGAGCAGTTGGCAGTTTGTGTATTGGCCAGCAATAGAAGAAGTGCAGCGCAAGACCGCCACATAGTTTTCATAGTCAGCGCTGAATACGGCTGTTATGTCGGGACTGGCTGTCGTGAACGATGTTGTGCTAATAAGCCACATTCCCACTGCGTTCATTTGTGCTGCAGTAAGGATTTGACCACTTGTGAAGTCTGGAGGTGTTGCCATGTTTGTGTTTCCTTTCTAGAAACTGAGAAGGTTATTGTCGAGCGTTCCGAAGATTGCGTCATTAAGTGCTAGGTAGCCATTGTTGTCTGTGCTCTCAAAAGTGTACGAAACAATGTGGCTCCCGGGTGTGATGTTATGCGCAATGCCAGACACAATAAGGGTCTGTGTCTCAGTGGCTGGCGTGCCCACCACAAAGTTTTTAACCACAGTGCAGATACTGGTCATGTCAAGGTTCAGCACAATGTTTTGGTCAGTGGCCGATAGGGCTGACATTTCGGTAGATAGCCCTGTAAACCTCAACACTGGGTTTTGGTATTTGCCGAGCAGATAGTTGCCAAGAGCTGCAACTTCTGTAGTCGTGCTGTTGAGCAAATTAGTTAGTGAATACTGCTGGGCCTGATAAAGAGCAATGCTGGCAGCGTTGCTAGTTGTCTGCACTGCTCCAGCGTCTGACTTTGTCACTATGTAGTTATAAAGCAGCTCGTCACCAAATTGGTTGATAAGCGACTGGTACCTAATGCCTGTGCCGTTAGTGTTAAAAGTTGCGCCAGCCACCGGGTTAAGAACACTAGACCTACCCTTAAAAGTTAAAGAGCCGTTAGCAGACATAAACAAATAGCCCTGCTCGCTGGTGTTTACAAGCTGCAGATAGTTAAGGCAGTTAGTGTCTTGGCTGATAGCAAAAGCGCCCAAAGTAGATGAGCCTGTGTCAATAGATCGAGCGCCTTGGTAGTTAATCTCCGCAAGGTCTAGCACTGCGTTAATACGTGCACCAGTGGCCTGTGCTGATGGGGTCACAGCGTTTAATGACTGGTTAGCAAGCACAGTGAAGTTGTCAGAACATGACGCGTACATCATGTCTTGGTTGCTGATGTCGTAGTCAAGATTCCAGTCAGTAATTAGCCCAGTGTAAATCGGTATGCCATTAGCCAGGATTTGTACCGGGCATCGTGGCAACACAAACGGGTAGTAAGGGCTGGCGGTGTTACTTGGGTTCAGCACTTGGCTGGCGTTGTCAAAAGCAATGACAGCTGTGCCGGCATTGAACTGGTCTAACTGGCGTGAACGGCCACGGGTAATGCTGACATTCTCGACAAGGCTTGTGAGATCAACAAAGGTCAGACCGCCTAAAGTGCCACGGCCTGCAGTATCTAAAACACCATAGAACGCATCGTTTAATTGAAACGGTGTGCCAAAGCCAATGGTGCTCTGAAAGCCCACCAGCACTTGCATTGTTGGTGTGCTCATGCTGGTGCAAATACCGTTCCGCTACGGCGCTGTGCCTTTTGGATGGCTGCAATGATGTCCTGACCTACTTGATCTGGGGTAGCCACTAGACCAGCGTTCACCGTAATATTCATACCCATGCCACCAGCCTTAGACAACGGAATTACAGCTTCTGGGCCTGCTTCGCCTATTAGCGCCAAGGTAGGGCTAGTCACAATGCCACCAGTGGCCATTGCTTTGTAGTCAAGTCCTGCAGGGTTAGCGCCACCAGATGCACTACCTTCGCCACCTAAACGGCCGAGGCTAATTTGACCTAGCGAGCCAATGTCTTTGCCAGGCTTAATTAAGTTAATGCCCTTAATGACTACGTTAATCATTGTGATAAAAGCGTTAGCCATAAACTCAAAGTTACGCGCCACCTGATTAACGACAGCATTAACTACAGCGCGGAAAGTGTCAAACTTCTTATAGGCCGTAACAAGTGCAACACCTAAAGCAACAATGCCAGCCGTGATTAGCACTGCAGGGTTAAGGGCCATGGCTGCATTAACCAAAACAACAGCAGCGGCTAAAGCACCAAAAGCCACAGCCACAGCCGTGATTAGTGTTGGGTTGTCTTGTGCCCATTGTGCGAACGATTGAAGCACTGGCAGTGCCTTTTCAAGTATTGGCAACAGTGCAGCGCCTACACCTTCTTTGGCTTCACCAAGGGCGACGCCTAAACGCTTCATAGAGCCTGCAGCAGTGTTAGCGGAATCAGTTGCAGCACCGCCAAAAGTGACAGCCATCTCGGCCATGACTTCTTCCATGCTTGCGCCGTCTTTAATCATCTCGCGTAGCTCTGGTGACAGCTTTGCCAGGGCAGTCATGTTGCCGCCATACGCCTTTTCCATAGCTCGTGTGACACTTTCGAGACTGACGCCCTTGGCTGCGGCAATGTCCATAGACAAGTTGGCGGCTTTTTGGGCTTCGTCAATGTCCATCGTGGCGCGCACCAGTCCAGCCAGTGCCGGGCGTAGCTCGTCATCTGTTACGCCTTTAAGTTTGCCCTGCTGGGTTATGTAGGACTCGACGCCAGCAATCTGTGCATCAGTGGCTGCAGTGGTTTTCTGTAGCTGACGCGCCAACATTGCCTGTGCCTGCTCATCTTCCATAGCA